ACAATCGCCGTTGCATCAGGCGCACCCACGCTGTACTACTTCTGCACCAACCACAGTGGGATGGGCGGGCAGATCAATACGAACACCACCGCAGGCGCGTCCAACTTCGCAGGCAGCATCACTTCTACGGTGAGGGCTAATGCTAGTGCGGGGTTCTCAATATGCTCTTGGACCGCACCCTCAAGCGGAAACTTCACATGGGGGCACGGCCTTGGTGTTGAACCCTACATGGTGATTGTCAAGACAAGAGCTTCTGCTGGGCTCAACTGGCGTGTTTATCACAAATCAATTATTGCTACGGTCTACGAAAACATTGACCTAAGTACAACCGGAGCCAAATTTACCTCTGGCACGAACATGTGGGGAGCGGCTTTGCCCACCTCTACTGTTGTCGGATCAACAGCAAATAATACTGTTGGAGCGAATGACGCTTCGATTGCTTACTGCTTCGCCCCAGTAGCCGGGTACTCTTCTTTTGGCAGCTACACCGGCAACGGCAGCTCGGATGGTCCGTTTGTTTATACCGGATTTAGAGTGAAATGGCTTATGCTTAAAAACGCTAGCTCCGCTGGCACCGACTGGTTTATTTTGGATGCAGCAAGAAACACGTATAACGTTACGACTCAAATTCTGTATCCCAATTTAAGCAGCAGCGAGCTTTCGATCACTGGTCTTGATTTTCTGTCAAACGGTTTCAAGTGGCGTGATAATGGCTCCGCTCAAAATGGAAATGGTAACACGATAATTTATGCCGCCTTCGCGGAATCGCCATTTAGTTACTCACGAGCGAGGTGAGTAGTGAACAAGCCTTCCCTGCCCCGATAACCTGACCACAAGAGCTTTACCGCCATGTTCCTCCTGAATGACACCCCCCTGGCACTTGACACGCCATTTGAGGCGAATGGAGTGCTGTACCCAGCCAATGCACTGAGGCTGCTGTCCCTTGAGGAGAAGCAAGCCATCGGCATTGTGGAAGTAGCTGACCCTGAACCTTGGGACCAGCAGTTCTACTGGAGCCCAGAGCTGCCCAAGGATCACGCCCAGCTTGTTGAACAGTGGACTGCGCAGACCCGCACCACCTGCGGCACCTTGATTGCCCCCACTGATTGGATGGTGGTGCGTGAAGCGGACAACGGCACAGCCGTGCCGGCTGAGGTGAAGGCCAAGCGGCAGGACTACCGCAACCGCTGTGAAGCCAAGCTGGCAGCTATTGCCGCTACCACTACGACTGAAGAGCTGCAGGCCTACATCCGCGGGCCTGAGTACCCAACGTGGCAGGACCAGGAGCCTGAGCGGGCCCGTAATGAGCGGGGTCAGTTTGTGGCTGATGACCCAGCTACACCTGCCGTTAATGAGGCCTGGACGAATGGCGGTCAAGGCTAAGCAAGGCGTTGCCAAAGTCCAGCACGTATCCCGTGCGGCCTACAAAAAGACCAGCATTGGCAACTCCGTCAGGACAAAGGCCAAGCCTGGGCGTAAAAAACGGATTGGCCAGGGCCGTTAAAGCGGGTCTGGACAGTCCGCGATACGCTTTGCCTGAACAAGAACAAGACCAGTGATCGAAGTAGCGGCGGCGGTTGCGGGTGCAGTAATCACGGTGGGCGCTATGAGCATGGGGTCCATAGGTGCCCGTAACCGCGAAGGCCGAGACGCTCTGATTCGTTTGGCTGCCAGTGTGGACAACGTGGCAGCACGCCTTGAGCAGTTGCACGTGGACATGAAGTCCGACCGCAAGGAGTACTATTCTCGACTAAACAACCTTGAGCAGCGGGTGGCACGGCTTGAGGTGCCGCACCAGTGAACCTGACGGAGATGCCACTGGAGCTGGCTCTCCGCAAAGAGGCGACACAGCGGCTACTGCAGTCATTTTACGAAGAGCAACAGTGGGACAACCTGATGCAAGCGGCGGAAATCCTTAACGCTGCCTGGCATCAGCAATCGGCCATCGCCAAATGGCTAGCAAAGGAAGCCGCGGATAACCTGGCAGAGGCCTACACGGCCAACCGCGGTACAACAACACACAACCAAGGAGCTTTAGATGGAAGGAATTGATGCAGTGCTCAACAGCCCAGCCACATGGATTGTGGTGGCCGCGGCCAGTGAGCTGATTGGGATTAGCCGCCTGAAGAGCAACAGCATTATCCAGCTGGTGTTCCAGGGTTTGCAGCTGCTGCGCAGAAGCCGAGGGCGCTAGGCGGGCGGCACAGCCGCCCTTTTCCTGCGCGTCGCCAGGGCTACTTCTTTTTCTTGGCGGTTTTAGCTGAATCCTTAAAAGCCTTGGCAGTAGGCGCACCCTTCTGACCAGGCTTCCTCATGGTTTCGCCTGAACCCGCCTTGATGCGCTCACGCTTGGCGTGGATGTTGGCGTAAAGGCCTTTCTTAGAAGCCATGATCAGTAGCCCTTCTTCCCGCCGCCTTTGCCGCCTTTGCCGCCTTTTTTCATGGTGTTGCTCCGGGTAGTTACAGCTTAGTCAAAATCGCGCAAGTGGTACTGAAGTGCAACAGCACCGTCCTTGTGCAACGGGTACAGCGTGGATCCGCCGTTGGCTTCATAGGCCATGGTGAGCCATTGATGGAGGAACGGCTCCTGGTCCTTGTGCTGTTCCACAAGGGCAACAAGCTTGGCCAATTCAGGCCGCGGCAACAGTCGTTTCATCAGTAATCCCAGCGAACACGGGGCCGCCCAGGGCGGATGCCGATGTGGACAAAGCCCTTGAGTGCGCCGTAGCCCAAGGAAAACGGGTAGTGCTTGTCCAGCCACCGTTGAAGCTCAAGCACTGACATGCCATCCAGGTAGAAATCAATGGCACCTGTGTCTGGTACGTCGTAGAGGTGCTCTGAGCGGGTGGCACCACCGACCTGGGCGTTGATCTTGGGTGGTCGATAGCCGGAAGTAATGATTGCCGGCTTACCAAAGTGATCACGGGCTTTTTGGACAAATTGCGCAAGCACTACAGCGGTATCGCACTGGTGCTGGGCCTTAAAACGTCGGACCTCAGAGTGAAGGGCTAGCTCTCCGTAGGTGATGTTGGGGGTGAGCTTGTAGGAAAACGGGGTAGACGGCGTAAATTTTGGTGTCTGGACAGCAGGCGACCCGTGCTCATCCATCAACCGGATGAGTTTTTCGGCGTAGGTCGGATCTGTGGCGTAGCCCTCGCTGACTAACCGCTTGGCTGCGGCATTACGCGTCCAAGCGTGGTTAACGCCATGGAAGTTTTTGAAGTCCTTGTACCAACGGTCGACCAGGTACTGAACACAGGTGGCCAGGTCAGGGAAGTTGATGAAGCCAGCGGTGATGGTGACCCACTTGCCGTTGATGAACTCCTTGGTTTCAGCGTCAGTGCCAGGGCCTTTCAGGCCAAAGGCGTTCCAAGTGCCTGAGAAGTGCTTGCCCCAGCCGGATTCAAGGGCCCACTGAGCGGCTACTAACTCGGGGTACTTGGCACCCGCCCGGCGAGCAAGGGTGGATACGTCATCCCAGGTGTTCGCCAGAGGCGTCTCCTTGGGCCTAGGAGCCGCTCTATAGACCTCAGCGAACTCAGATAGCTGATCGGGGGTCAACAGGCCTTGTAGGGCGTTCCAGGCCGCTATCTGATGGGGTAGCTCCTTGTAGTGCTTAGCCGCGTCAGTCAGCTTGATGCTTGCCATGGGTCAGCACAGGGTCTTTAGGGAAGATTTGGACGTTGGAAACCTTGAACGGCAACCGTTCCCAGACATCGTGCTGGATAGCGACGTCCCAGGCCATCTCCTCACTGGGTGCCATGACGATGGTTTGGAAGGATCCGCGCTCCTTGTGGCCGTTAACGCCAATGAACACGCCTGGCAGACGGATCACGTAAGCCTTTAGCCGCAGCGGCTCATCTTCGCAGGGAGATCCATGAGCCATTTGCAGGAGCCTTTGGAAGATCCTTAAGAGGGACACCGAGCAAATGGGCGTCAAGGGCTCCTTCTATGTTGCCCATGAAAGCTTCAAGCTCCAAATCCCACAGCTCAGCTTTACGTTCTTTGATTGCCCGGTCCTCGTCGATGGCAAGGCTTTCGTTCCAGTACTCAACAGCACCTGCCACGGCATCCAGGCGGTCATCGTGCTGCAGGCAGCCTCTGTCCACCGTGATGTGAGTGAGCTGGTGGAAGAGCTGGTAGCTAAGGCGCCGTTCAATGGCGTCGTCCTCCCGTCCCTTGGCATCGCTTTCGACGACTGAGCGGTTGACGATGAGCCGGTGCTGGTTCATGACGGGCTCAAGGGCGTTGATGATCCGTCGCTCCTTCTGCACGTTCGACCTGACGGGTTCGATGGTGCAGGGGTGATGGATCTGCAGGTAGGGCTTGAGCAAGTTCTCAAGCATGCCTTGGCCGAACTGGTCCTCCAGGAGGATCAGGTTGACCTTGCGGCGCTTAGCGGCCTGTGCCAGGCCTTCCAGCACCTGATCGGTGTAGCCATCTTTGTAGGCACCGACCTCTAGCAGGAACAGGCTGCCGTTGAGGTGAGCGACGATGGCGTATGCGGTTTCGTCCTGACCGCGACCTGAGGGGTC